GAGTGTTACGCCCCAAGATGCCGCCGACGCTCTATTGACGTTTGTTTGTGTGAAGCAGTAATGGGATGGGATAAACTTCCAAGCGCGTTTACTAAAATCGTTGAAGGCGATGTCAATAGGGCCATGAAACGCGCCTCATTTATAATATTAAGACGATTAACGGTTGTTTCCCCTGTGGACACGGGGTTGTTTAGAGGAAATTGGCAAGTGGGAATATCTTTTCCCCCAAGAGAGCAAATTGCCGCAATAAGATCAGGTCCAGCAACATTTGCTCTAGGTAGGCAGGTTATTGAACAGCAGGATGGTTTTAAAAGCATATGGATTTCTAACAACTTACCGTATGGCGAATCCTTGAATGCTGGCCATAGTGGGCAAGCTCCAAGGGGATTTGTACAGGCCGCCGTTTTCAGGGGTCGAGATTTCAGGTTTAAAGGCGTATGAGTTTAAGCACACAAAGATTAGAAGCCGAAACGTTTTATATTGACGCGATGGCATTGCTTTATCCTTCGATCCCTATTACGGGAGAGAACGCGGATTTTAACCCGCCTGAGCAAGCACCATGGGTCCGTATTAGTATGGGCCCCGCCGATCAAGTTAAGACATGTATCGGTAGTAATGATAACTACAGGACAGAGGGGCTAATAGCCCTACAGGTGTTTACACCCTTATCGGAGGGTTCGTTAGAGGAGAGCACGTTGATGGATGTTACACTGAAACTATTTCGAGAGGCAACTCCTAATGATTTGCCTTCGATTACAATACTTGGGTCTCAGATCACATTTAGTGGTCAAGACGAAGGGTTTTATCAATTAAATGCATTCATTGAATATCGAGGTGAAAACTAATGAGCTCAGCCAATTCAGTCAGGTTGTCATTCATACCTGAAACTAACTACAACATTACTCCGGCGAATACGGAAGACTTCCTAGCAATGAAGTTTACTTCCGAATCTCTAACGGGAACTCCACTAACTGTGGAATCCCAAGAGATACGTTCGGACCGACAATCATCGGGACAAGTACCCACTGGTTTGGAGCTAACAGGTGATGTAAGCTGCGAGCTTTCCAATGACCCGTTACAACGCCTTCTTATCGAAGCCGCCATGATGAGTGAGCAAATACCCGAGGCCATTAATGCTGGTGTAACATTGGACTCGTTTACTATTAAAGCGGGCAAGCTCCAAGAAGTAACGATAGGTGTTGGCGTTGGTGAAATGCCTGCTGGTTACGGTGTAGGTACAGTGTTCACGTTTGATGACGTGGGTTTGAACAATGACGGCGTAACATTCATGATCACTAACTATCAGGCCGGTACTACACCGGATATCTTCGAGGCAATCGCTGATGTTGATCTGGTAGTTGAGAACGTTGGTGGTGCGGTATCGTTTGCCACTAACCCTTACTGGGATATTGGTCAATTCCAACGTTCGTTTTCAATCAGCAAGGAGTTCCTTGACCTTGATGATACTTACGTGAGATCAACTGCCTACACAGGTGAGCGTGTTGGACAGATGGCCATGACATTTAATTACGGCGAGATAGTATCAGCTGTATACAGTTTCGGCGGTGCTGGGTACGATATTCCTTCGATGCCTATAACGGATGGGTACACGGTCCAGCCCGCCGGAAGCTCTCAACCCTTCGATGCGTCAGGCGGTATGCCTTTTGTAGCTCTAATGAGTGATGGCACGGCGATTGACCTGCCAGACATCTGCATCGAGGCGTTGGACTTCACGCTAAACAACAACCTGAACCCACAGCAATGTGTAGGCGAGGCGGCACCAAGCAATCAGGTGGCATTTTCTGCTGAGATTGAAGTCAATGTGAGATTGTACAACGGTGTTGCAGGATTTGACGCTCTAATGATCAAGAAATTGACTCAGGACCCAATACAGTTGGGCTGGATGGTTCAGGATTCTACAGGCGCTGGTTACACGTTCTTCCTGCCAAGACTTCAATTGAACTTCCCAGATCCTGCTGCTGGCGGACGAGATGAATTCGTCTTCCTAGAGGCAAGTGGTACTGCATCGTTTGATGCAACAACAGGTACGAGTCTGCGAGTAGCAGAAGTATCTTAATTTTACGATAATAGGCATAGGTAATAGGCAATGTTAGATTTAAATGTGAAGGCAATCGATATCAAGGCGAGTGCCGAAGGTAACTGGTTTAAATACGAGGGTGGAGTAGGGTTTTTGATCGCAATGAACGGAAACCCTGCCCACTCGGTTGCGATGCGCAAAATGATAGAAAAGGCCGGTGGCCTTGAAGCATTGGGCGCGATGGACGAGGAAGAAGCTGGTAATCTGTTAGTGCCAATTCAAGCCGCCCATATCCTATTGGGGTGGCAGGGGTTAACCAACGGTGGCGTGGAATTTGAAGCCAATATCGAGAACCGGACCGCTCTCCTACAAGATCCGCAATATGATGAATTACGATCGTGGATCATCCTGAAATCAAAGGACGCGGAGAATTACAGGCTTGAAGCAGTAAAAAAGCAACTAGCCGGTTAATAGAGTTTGCGGAGTGGATGGGTAAGCACAGTGATGATATTGAATTCCTTGAAAGACGGAAAGCCCAAGGATTCACGACCCAATTGGACGAACGTGTCGAGCTTAGGTCAGGTGACATGTTCTATTGGAACGCTTTTGCTGCGCTATACCCCAACATTCTATTCAGTGAAGTACTATCGTATTGTAATTACGTCGACGAACGTAATGTATTGGAGACTTTTTCAATTCTTAGGGCAATGGCAGGGGCATTAAAGAATGGCGACTAGTACGCTAGACATCAATGTTAGAACGAGATCCGGCGAAAAGAACGTTAAACGTCTGGACAAAAATCTAGCACATCTGGATAAAACCGGCACCAAAACAACCAATAGCCTGTCCAATATGGGCACCGCCATCGCTGCATTCGCTACGGGTGCGGTAGTGGCGAAATTTGGGCAATTGTCCGACAGCGCTATTATAATTAACAACAAGCTGGCTCTTGTGACTGATAGTGCCGCAGAATTGGCGTCAACACAAGAACGTTTGAACCAGATTAGTACCGACACATTTAGCTCGTTAGAAGCGAATGCCAGTGCCTACCAGCGACTTGCGGCGGCGACCGACGATCTAGATATATCCTCCAGTAAATTGCTTGACGTGCAGGAGGCTTTGGCGCAGACGTTCCGTATTTCCGGTTCGACGTCGACGGAAGCAGCACAGGCGAGCATCCAGTTAGCGCAGGGCCTTGGTGCAGGTGCATTGAGGGGCGATGAATTCAGGTCAGTATCGGAAGGTAACGTCAAGTTACTAAGCCTATTGGCCAAAGAGCTTAACGTCAGTAGAGGTGCGCTTAAAGATATGGCGGCCCAAGGTAAAATCACTGCCGAAGTGGTAACAAACGCATTGGCGGGCAACCTAGCTGAATTAAGACTGGAGGCCGCGAAATTGGCCCCCACTATTAGTGGTTCGTTTACCGTGCTGAATAACTCACTGGTACTGGCTGCAGGAGAATTCAACAAGACGAACACGGCGGCGGGCGGATTGAGTGAAACGATGCTTGATATCTCCGAAATATTACTCGATTCCAGTAGGGAGATACAGATCTTTGCTACGTCGGTTACGCTAAGTATCAACGTGGTCAAGCTGTTTTTTGCGGGCTTTTCAAGCTTCCTAAACCAGATAGGCGGGGCTATTGGACGTAACATATTTGCAATCCAGCAAGCTTTGGAGGGTGACTTCTCAGGTGCGTTGGAAACCATAACCAGCAGCTACGATAAGTTTGTAGATGGATTGGCCAACGATAAAGGCGTGGCGGCGGCGACTGATAATATTCAAAAGAATATCCAAGGAATATTAGACCTCACGATAGGTGCTGATGTTGAAGGGGACAACGTATTTAAGGGGATCGAGGCCGACGTTATCAGGCTGCAGGGCGAGCTTGAGAAAGTCACAACGGTTGGCCTATACGACTTCCTATCCGAATTTGAAGCTGCTGGCGAATCGTCATCCTTCCTAGTCAATAACATGATAGATGATGTAATATTATTGGGCGAAGAGCTAGAAAAGATTGAGAAGGACAGACTCAAGGTATTGCAGGACGCGGCAGAAGATTTCGCCGATGGCGCAGCTGACGCATTCTTGGAGTTTGCCGAGGGTAGCGATGAAGCATTTGCCGATTTCGCCAAGTCATTCCTCAAGCAGATTGCCAAGATGATAATTCAGGCGCAGATACTCAGATCTTTAAGCAGTGCATTTCCTAGCCTAGGGCTTGGGGGCGACGGTACGAAAGTAGAAGTAGACC